TATCCGAAATATCTACACGTACAGTTTCTCGATGAATCCGATCAATGTGGAACCATCGGGGAACTTGGATTTTAGTCAGATACAGTCAGATAAAACAAATATAGAAGTGAAACTAGATACAAGTGAGGGATCACTTGTAGATGTGGTTAATAAAACGTACTCTTTGAATATGTACTACACGGGATACCAAACGTTTGTATTCAACCGTGGATCTATGACACTTGCTTATTAAACAAGGACGTTTTGTTGTCGCTAATGTAGTCAATGATGTTATTCTTGATGCACCATTTGATGAAATTCAACTGCGCAATCGTCGTATGAATTTCATGAGATGTTCCAGGAACAGTGTATGAAAACTTTTCAGAGCGACAAAAGGGATCAAATAGCTTTTTACTGTAGCCATCCAAACTAGATTTATAGGCACAATGAACAGTGAAAAGTTTTCCATCATGTGTTTTGAAAGATGTATGATTCTTCTTTGCATAGTTCGTGATGAACCATTCAAGATTTCGAAGTGAAATACCACTCGACTTATCTAGGATGTTTAACAATTTAGTTCTGTTTCCTTCTTCATTATAAAAATTGTTGATCGATGTTAGCAGGATACCAGTTTTACTCATTACTAATCATAGCACCCAAATCTATAAGCTCGTTTGAAAATTCACAACCAGGGCACCCATGAACATACCCTCGGTCAGGGCTATGATTATGACTATTCGTTCGAGAGATACTCATTGGTTTTAGACGTTTAATCTGTGCTGCGTGATGTTTGCAATATCCTTCAGTGGTACCCCTGAATGTACAACGTCTCCCATCATTCTTAGTCCCCTTGCATATCGTACCCGAAAACGTTTCGGGGATATCTTTCAAAAGAAGGTCCATAGATATACCGTGTTTTTTCGATATGATCACAACATACTCATTCATCATCGAAACAAGACGCTGATTGACTTCTTCTTCAAAAAGTTCCGCCAGTTTTTCGTGCAAACTCATACCTTATTAGTATTTTGCTCATATTTTTTAAATACATCTTCAATTGATTCTGGTCGCGAAGCTTCTTTAATACGTTCCCTGAGTTCGGCAACCTTACCAGTATCATCCAGTCCAAGTTTTTTACATTCCTCAATGAGTTGTTCCTTTTTCATGGTACTGAGTGCTGGACCAGTCTTCTTCTTTTTAGGTTTGTGCTGTTCAAGGATTTCTCCAAAAATCTCTTGTTTGGTATTTTCAAAAAGGGGGTCGAGAAGATCACACACCGGGTTGAGAAACTTATTCTCAAAGTAGTACAAATAATCAACTGGGATATTATTCTCTTCCACAAACTTGGGATCTTCAGACTTTTCAAATGCTTTCGCCTTGGGATTGTCCGTCTTTGTCAAAAGGTACGGCACACGGTCACCTGATTGTGGTTCCGAACCAGGTTTTCGTTCTCGCATCTTTACGACAACCTGAACATGGGACTGGTTGATATTGACACTCTCAGGGCTCGTTACGGAAACAGGGTCACCTTTAACTTTATAGGTATCGGCGAGTGATTGACTCAATACCAACTTTTCATTTGGTACATCACCAGAAAGAAGTTCGATCGCTCGTTCTTTCGCCAATTCTTTGGGTGGCCCGGGATCACTCGATGTTAAGACAACATCGAGGAGTTCTTTACAAACTTCTCTCACATGTGGGGTGTTGTCTCTACGAACAACTTGGAGGCCCTTGATATCGATGTAATCCATATGCATCTTGTCATCCTTCCCTTTTGTCCAAAGTTTCGCAGCGTAACGCTTTTTGGAATATAGAAAGTAGGGCCAATACACCTTCTCGAGTTCCAGGTTATTAGGCTTCTTGAAAAGGGCTGAACATTCTTCGGCTGCTCTTTCTCCCAGTTCCCAACTATACTCAATTGCTTCCACACCAGTTCGACCACCAACATCAAATTCTACCATGACCGAATCCGTATCACCATATCGCACCTTTGCACCCGGAAAATTTGCTTCCACATAATTCTTAGTCTCTTCAATCATTCCGCGACCTCTAGATGTTGTTGTTGAAGCAATTGGGACACAGGGAAGAATTCCTTTACCAGCACCAGTAAATCCATAGACAGAGTTCATTGAAACTTTGTAAGCCAGCTGCTTACCGTTATAGACTTCTTTCATAGATCCAGTCGCAGCCGCCATATCTTTTTTCGCCTTTTTTCGAAATTGCTTGAGTTCTAGAAGAATACTTGGCAGGAGACTTGGCACCCCCTGTGCAAATTTATAGACTTTGTCGCCAATCTTAAACGTTTCATAAACGACACCAGGTACATTCCCATATCGACGCTCATCCATCACCAATGTGGAGTAACACAAATTGTGTGCCATCATGATTGATGGGTACAGTGCTTCAAAATCTAGAGCTGTGATGGGTGTATAGTAGGCACCCTTTTGTGCTTCCAATACTGTCGCACCCTCGTACGGCTCTTCGGGGAGAGCGCCGTACTTAATCGTGGGTACCATATATCCAAGTTCTCTAGCCTTTTTGGTGAGCTGACTGAAAACCTTAATTTGCTGACCACGTTCAACAAGGAAACAAAGCGGAACCCACGTAGCCTTTGCCATCTCTAAAAGGTTCAGGAGTGTGCATAGTTTTTTCAGGAGTTTATGGGGTAAGAGGGTATCCTTAATACAGTACTCAGCGACTTCTCCCAACTTTTTTGGGTCGCCCTCCTTGTATCGAGCAAACATTTCCTTTGGGGACATGTCAATCTTCTGATCACCGAGGTACAACTTTGAAACTTCATTCAACTTGTACGAATCCAACTTGTACCCCTTCTTAACTTCATGGAACATATCAAAAATGAACCTCCCTGTCATAGGAAGAAGTTTGAGAAAGTTATCTCCAAGAGCACTCGAACTCAACTTTTTTAGTAGAAGCTCACTCGGGGGATCACGGAGTTTTCCAAGATTGAAAAATTCTTCACTGCATCCAGTCATATGGGCCCTCTTGTAAATGTACTCGAGATCAAACCCAAAAATGTTCCACCCCGTGATGATATCAACATCCTTTTCATGAAGATATTTTTGGAATGCTTCGAGCATCTGACGTTCAGTATCAAAACTTACGACACCCGGACCTTCTGTTTTCTTGTAACAAAGGCACGTCTTGTCATATGGTTCATCACTCCCAAATTTACACAATGAAATAGCTATTTGAAAGCAGGCATCATCCGGAACGTCTCCATCTGGAAACTTACCAGTCGAACTGTTACACTCAATATCAACTGAAGCTACGACAAATGGGGCTATATCATCTCGAGCTACAGGTTTTAGGGTTTGCCAATTATTACACCAAAGATCGATATCAACTTTTGCGAGATACGAGCGAACACAATCAGAGCCAGTATCCAGCCAACCCGTAGATTGAATTCCAGTTCGGTGCATAAGCCTCAGGACGGGATCAAGGTTTGCTTCATATACATGAAATTGTTGAAAGTCACGATTGTAGCCAAATACTGAATTAACCTTTCGTCGATCTGCTAGCGTCTTAAAATTAAGACGCATGTATGCAAACTGTTCATTATTTTGGAAACCCCAAACATCTTTCTTTTGTGTGAGACTATAACTTGTCACATGATCAGGTCGAAGTTTGTTTAGGTCATCATAGAGTAATCTAACTTCCTGATTAGTCGTACCTCTAGGCAACTTCACAAAGAAGTATGGTTCGAATGCCGTAGTGACACACACAGACTTCCCATCCTCGGTCTTCCCCAAAATACTGATCAAGTGTTCATCATCCACATCTCGCGCCTCCCAAGTCAAAGCTTGGAATACCACCATATGTTTATAATGAGCCAAAATTTTAATATCATTTACTAATAAATGTCTGCTGCTTTAATTGAGCTAGTGTCGGTCGGTGCTCAGGATGTGTACATCACTGGCGACCCCCAGGTCAGCTTTTTCCGTCAAAACTACAAGCGCTACACCAACTTCGCCATGAAGCCCGAGCGTATGGATTATATCGGTACCTTTGGTTCTTCCAACGAAGTCACCATTCCCATTCGCTCTAAGGGTGATCTCATGAGCTACATCTGGATTGAGGCCACGGGTATCGCCGAAGTTCAAAACAACTCTACCGGTTTATACTCGAACAACTCCGCGAGCCCCACTGAATTCTCTCTCTGGATCGGTGGTCAGAAGGTGTCTCAGCTCGACTCTCTCTACATCCAAGGTGTTCATAACCCCCTCATGCGTGATTCGGCCGCCAAGGCGTCTTTCGCTGTGACCACGAACGCCCGCAAGGAAAACCACTCGGGTAACTATTACATGATCCCCTTCTTCTTCGGTGAAGACTGGACCAAGGCGCTCCCCCTAGTGGCGCTCCAGTACCACGATGTTGAGATTCGTGTCAAGTGCCGCGATGGTTTTACTCCAAGCACGACCCCCAAGGTTTTTGGTAACTACATCTACCTCGATACCGAAGAGCGCAAGTTCTTCACTGAGACTGAACACGAACTCCTGATCACACAGACTCAGTACCAGCTCGCCTCTAACACTGACACAGATATCGATCTCACCTACTTCAACCACCCAGTCAAGTCTCTCCACCTTGTATCTGGTGAAGCGATTGGTCGCACATGGGGCGAAGAGTTCAACTTTGACACATCTTCCCTATACATCAACGGTACTGCCCTTTTCGAAAACACATCGAACGTCTATCACCACGACGTCGTACCCGAAATGCACTGCACGGATCTCCCCGACAACATCCTGGATGATCTCCCCACCTACTCGTGGCCTTTCTGCCTCACCATGAGCAAGATGCAGCCCACCGGCTCCCTTAACTTCTCGCGCATTGACAATGCCAAGCTTGTCATCACCAACCCCACCAGCGGTAACCAACTCCACCGTATCTATGCGGTCAACTATAACATTCTTCGTATCAAGAATGGTATGGCTGGTGTCGCTTTCGGTAATTAATTCCAGTTGTCAATCAAAGTTTTCGTCTTTTCATACATCTTCTTTCCGTAGAAGGTTTTGTCCTTTTCTCCTACCCAAATTGTGAGTCGGTCCTCAAGGAACTCCTTGAACTTATCTGAGTCACAGTTAGATTTGTATCGAATCTTTTCACCCTTAAGTGCCTGCTCCATAGCAGCTAAACGACTATCCATTGAACGCTTAGCAAGCTGATCAGGAGTGAGACGAGTGGACACATCAGCGGTTTTCTTGTTCATATATATCATGGACGACTCTACACTTTATACCATTTTGTACTATTGCCGTTCATGTCGGAAGACATACGACGGCGCCGCCCAGTGCTGCTTTGAGATGGATCACACCAAAGTTAAAATCCCCACAAATACTAAATGATACCACTTATTATAGCCGGTGCCCTCACAGGAGCTCTCGCATACACCTACATGGGGCAGAACCTAGTATCTTCCTCCGAGGCCAAACGCCTCATCAAGGAGGGTAAGATAAAGAAGGTTATCGATGTTCGTACGATCACCGAGTACCGCATGGGGCACTATCCCAAAGCACTCCACATCCCCGTGGATAAGATTAATGAAAAGACAACTGTGGAACTACCCAGGAAAGGCCTACTCGTCTACTGCAACACTGGGCAACGAGCCAGATTTGCGGCAGAGAAATTGGAAGAACTTGGTTTCGAGGATGTCTATTATATCGCTGGACCCTACACTGGATTACTTTAAGTTAATACGTTTTGTTTGTAAGATTCTTTCCAAACGTTCTTTTTCCTTTCTCATGAAGATTGTCAATTGTTCAACTTCACCATTGAGCGTGACCCGTCCATGTTGTTTTAGGAAAGAAACATTATCAACTCGCACGAGATCCACCCATGACATTTTAGACTCTGGTGTCTTACTGTGATGTATCGCGAGTACAGCAGCATCCCGTTTTACATCCTTGGGAAGTTGATCACCCTCGTAACACACAACAACATGGGCACCCGGGTATCCACTCGCATGCATCCACCAGTGTTCGGGGTCACTCGCATTTGTAAGTTGATCATTCTCTTTTGCAGTCTGCCCCACTCGGATGATTATATTACCAGACGCGATGTATTCTAACATTCTATTTCCCACTTACAAGTAATATGCACGTCGTTCTTAAGCCTAGTCCATCGGTGTCCCATAAATATCGTGTCATCCTCCCAAGTAAAAGAGCTATCGATTTCGGTCAGAAAGGTGTTCAGTATTACCCCGACCATGGTGATGCTCGTCTCATGCGCGCACATCTTATTAGAAAAGGGGCCGTCATTCCTAAGAAGTTGCGGATAGAAACAAATCACCATGAAATTCACCGAGGTATGCTTGGTGTGGATGAAAGTGAAAAGGAAGATTGGGAAGATTATTTCAGAGCAGATTTTTGGGAACGATGGGTGCTCCTGTCCTACCCAGATGTCAACAAGGCTAAACTTTTTATGACTATGCAAAAAGGTGTTCTTTTTATACCTACACCCAATGACTTCTTATTCTGCAAAGAAGATTTCAAAGACCTGTAGATCCGAATCCACCTGATCCTCGTTCAGTATCCTCGACGATGCTAATCTCCTCAATGAGTGGTGTCTCACACCTCTCTAAAACGAGTTGTGCGATGCGATCACCCTTCTTAACCTCAAAGTCTTTGTCCCCATGATTGAAGAGAACGACTTTGACCTCCCCCGTATAGTCAGGGTCGATAACCCCCGCTCCGACCTGGATGCCATGTTTGACAGCGAGTCCCGAACGGGGGGCAACCCGCCCGTATACTCCAGGTGGGAGAACAACAGCGATCCCCGCGGAGACAAGCCCTCTCTCCGACGCACGAATAACACAAGACATACTGCTATATAGGTCATAACCCACAGCACCATCGGAGCCACGAGTAGGAATAATAGAATCATAGGTCAATTTCTTAATCCCAAGAGTCATTATACTTTCTTTTCATCCTTAATCTTTATGTTTGTCTTAGAGGTGGCAATTGTGTTTCCATGTAACCCGTAATTATATATTTATTGCCTTTGGTTACTGGTTTTCCTCTATGAATGTATGTCCATGCTGATGGAAACAATAAGAGTTTTCCCACTTTAGGTTGTACCTTTTTACCACAACTAAATTCAGTTGTTCCACCACATTCTTCATCAACCGTATTTAAGTACATGATAAATGTAACAACTCTTTTACTTACAGGCGGTGGGGCGTCAAAGTGCCATTTGTAATATTCACCTTCTGACGTTTTCTGAATTTGATACCATGATATATCACACGGATTAAACGTTTCTAGGAGAGCCTGAAATATAAACTTGTTGTCTTCAAGATTAGCAAAAGCTTCATCTTTTAAATATTCAGCATAGCTCCTGAATCGTTCTTTTAAGTGTTTAGTTATAACAGTTTGTTCTTCGAACCAATCTCGTAAAGGCGGTAAAAATAAATCAGTACTTTTTTTCCAAGATGATTTTCTCGCCCCAGTTTCACCACATACTTTACGCCCATCATTTTCAAATTTTTTTATCACATGACTACAAAAATCTTTGGGGAGACAATCAATTTCATAAATCAACTCCATTGAACGAAGATATAAGATATTCTTTAAATTGATTGTATCGTATTTTTTGAGTGCAAACTTACACACTCGAAGCGGATATTAATCATTTCGTGTGATAAACGGTAAAGCTTGTTTATTTTGCTCCTCCACTTGCTATTATATTTACATAATCCTTAAATATGTACATTTTCAAATGTGGGTCTCACCTTTGAAAATGCACTCAAGGGGTTTCGAACCCCTGACCTCAAGCTTACTAAGCTTGCGCTCTACCACTGAGCTATGAGTGCGGGATGCTGAGAGCGAGTCGTCCTCCTTAGACCACTCGGACATCTCAGCACCATTGCCCCCCACGCTATTCTATTAACCCATCAAATCTTTAAGCACTTCGGGGGTGGTTCGAAGGCCATCTTTTCCTCAAGTTCCTTGCGTTGCTTCATCTTCTTGATATCAGCACCCTGGCAATCATGTTTTGGTAGATGAATACAATTTGGACAGAAACTTCCTTCACAATATTGACAATCGATAGGAACACCACACTTCTTACGACAACGCTGACACGGCATTCTTATTGTTAACTCGGATAAAGATTTTAAGTGACTTTCGTGTAGAATGTCCCTCACTTACGCGTTCGCCAAGCCAATCGTTCCCACTGAATATTCCCGCCTCAAGACAACCCTAAAGAGGTCTACAGCTGGATATGGTACAGCACTGAGTGCCTCATACTTCATCACACAAGGGGCTGACCAAGGTGTGTCGGCTGTTTTGGGAGCTGCTGCGTCGTACGCGTATGTGTCCCTTCTATCTGATCGAGTGGACAAGTTTGAAAATTCGGCATTTCAGAAAGAGTTTTTGGCACCCCTCGGTGCCGCTGCTTTTGAAGTGTCATGGAATAACGCACCTTTCGCGTTTGACTTTGATTATGGAGCTACTTTCGTGGGGTTCCTAGCCTACAAGTTTGCACTCTCTACCGTGTTGTACCAGACCGTGAGGGAGATGATGATTGGGGACAGTGAGACCTTCTATGACACCGAGGAGAAGGTCTATAACGACCTTAGCGAAGACGACGAAGTTCCCGAGCAATACGCATCGCTGCACGAGGAGACGACTGGTTGACAATCATGACCAGAGGTTCAGCTTTAGGTTTGTATACCTTACCTACACGGTTTTGTAGCACCTCTTTAGCGTTAGCCCTGGCACGCACAACGGCGGTCGGACTGGGGCTACGTGGCTTGGGTTTGGGTGCGGGAATCTTGACGGTCATGTTCCTCATAAAGTTGGCGGCAATCTTCTTGTCAAGAGCCTTCTTTTCCGCACGCTTCTTCGCAGCCGTACGCTTCTTCGCAGCCTCGGGGTACATCTTGGCGACAGGCACGTTGTTCATGCTGTTCTTCGCCTTCGCCTTGATGGAACCACAAAGCTGCTGAACAGTCTTCTTCTCAGTGTTGATACCAT